AAAGCTCAGAATTGGCGAGGTTTTGGTGAATGCCTATGTGGTAGTGCCGCCATCTATCCATCCTGACACGGGCGAGCCTTATGTGAACGTCGGCTCTGAGAGTTACTTGGACTGCGCTCGCGATGAGCTTTATGAGCTGCTCCCTGAGTTTTTAGATGCAGACGTAGATCAATTTTTATCGTCACTCGAGAGGCTCGTGAATGGCTCAGGCGTGGTGGTCGATAAGGCTTTGGTTAAAGAGAGCGCTGGTCGGAATAATAATTTGAAGGCTTTTGTCGCAGCTCATCTTGATCGGCACTCTGTAAATGAAGTCACCAACCTGGTGCTGGCCTACGACATTGCTTTGCATGGTGATAAAGCGTTGTTTTCAGATAAGTCAGAGTTTAACGACGCGCCTTTTGTGAACGCTTTTAAGTTTGTGAATAACATTGCGATGTCTATTTTATCGCAGCAGAAAATGCGCAATGAGCCGATAGGTTTCGGCGAGCAAGTCGCAGCTCGGCGCGAGTATAAAACAAAAGCGAACGGTTTTCACTCGGTGGTGGATGATAAAGCGCACCCCGATTATCGCGGCATGGCTGATTATCTGCGTCTGGAGCACGGTGTTATCTGCTCAGAGAGTGGAGTTTATAAATTCAACGGCAAGTTTCATGAACGCATAGCCGACTTTGAGCTTAAGAAATTGGTCGGCGACCTGCTCTTAAATAGGTACTCACCAGGTAAGACCGCGCAATTTGTCGAAGCGGTTAAAACATTTTCGAGCAGTCCAGAATCAGAACTACAGTCATTCTCTGGGCTGTTAAACGTGGCCAATGGCATTTTAAATGTCGAGAGTGGTGTTTTATTACCACACTCAAAAGAGCATTTCTTTAAATACAGCCTCGCAACTGTCTACGATCCAACCGCCTCGTGTCCAAGGTGGCTTGAGTTTCTTGATTTTATCTTTGAAGGTAACTCTGACCTGCCATTGGCGGTGGCTGAGATGTTTGGTTACTGCCTCGAGGGTGGTTATCCATGGCTTCATAAAGCCTTCTTCCTTTACGGCGATGGCCGAAACGGGAAGTCGACGTTGCTCGACACGCTTAAAGCTTTGGTCGGAAGTGCCAACTATTGCTCGGTCCCGCTCGGCAACCTCGACAAACCCTTTAGCGTGATCATGGCTGATGGGAAATTGCTTAACGCAGTCTCGGAAGGCGAGAGCCGAGATTTGTCCAGTGAGGCGTTTAAAGCGTCTTGCAGCGGTGACGAATTGATCGCAGCACATAAGGGTAAGCCAGAGTTCGCCATGCCTTGGACCGCTCGGCATGTCATCAGTCTTAACACGCTGCCGAATTTCAGAGACACGTCAGCCGGGAATATCGAGCGGTTTTATCCGATTCCCTTTAACCGTTTTATCCGAGACGAAGAGCGCGATCCAAATGTGCGTAACGCGTTATTTGGCGAGCTAAGCGGCATCTTAAATTGGTCCTTGGATGGGCTCAAAAGACTAAAAGAGCGCCAAAGATTACCCCAAGTGGAGGCTCAAAAAGAGGTCATGGAAGAGTACCGAATGAATTCTGACACGGCGTATGAATGGCTGATGGAATTTGGATCGCCGGGCGGTGATGAGGTTTGGATCAAGCCATCGGTGTACTATGGACACTATGCGTCGTGGGTTAAGGAGCAAGGACGTTACCCTGTTCATAAGAAATCGTTTACGAAATCGATACTAAGAGAACTTAGGACGCACTGCACGGGGATCAAGAGCGGTGATAAGAGCGGTGATAAGATTAGGCTTTCTGAGGGTAGATGGAAGATTTTGGTAAAATTTACAATTAGGGCAAAAAATGAATATTATTAGCTAGTTATCTTACTTTTTGATTCTTTAAGAGTATCAAAATAAATAATAAAACCGGTGATCTGGTGATTAGAAACGTAAAAACAGAGTCGCTCCATAAAAATTCACGGGAAGCATCGACCAAAAAACACATCACCAGATCACCAGATCACCGTGCGATGTGTTAAATGTAAATTGATTTTCTATTGCGCCGACGCTAGAACAGCAGTGGCGAGGTGAGATCATGGTAGCAAGCGGGGTGTTTTAGTGGAAGCGATTTTTTTGAATGCGTATGAAGCGTGCCACGGCACCACCTGCCGTCCTTTGGTAAGGGCGCGGGGTTTGTTGATTGCGCTTAACCCTGACCGCGTGGAGAGGTTAAAACCATGAACAGACATTTCGACTTTATGTCCGATTGTCTCGGGTTTGTCGTGCATGTTTATGCAAACGTGCATAACGGGAAGTGCTTAGAGTATGAGTTAACTGACGACGCGCGTAAGGTTTTGGATTGCCCGGTAAGACTAAGAGACGCTTTGCGAGTTGAAGAGATGATTGAATTCTGGTGCGCTGAGTCGCTTATTGCAGCTTACCCTCAATCCGACTGAGCCGCTGGTTCATTTCCTGAAGCTGCTGATAAATCTCTTTTGCGGCGCCGACCTTATCTTGCTCAATCTTAAGCTGCATCTCTTGAACACTCGTTTGCATTTTGCTTATCGCCTCAGCGCTGGCTGACGTTGTCAGGTGAAGCTCTGTCATCCAAGCAATGCATCCAATAAATAAAACAATCCCGCTCGCTGAGAGCGCTTCAAAACTCGACATGAATTTCTGGAATGCAGACATGCTCACCTCAAAATTTTACTGATAGTTTCACGTTTTCGTCAAACGCATCACATTAAAGGTCTAGAAATCATAACTAAACTATTGTTTTATGCGTTTTTACTTAATACTTTTGTCATGGCGGTTGAGAGTAACAAACGCATACTGGTCATCCCAGACACGCACTGCCCATTCGAACATCCGGATGCCTTTAATTTCCTGGCATTCTTAAAAAAGAAATTTGAACCTACCCGCGTCATCCATCTCGGCGATGAGATCGATGGTCATTCTATTTCCTTCCATGAGATCGACCCAGACCTTCTGTCACCGGGCGCAGAATTGGCACTTGCAATAAAGCGTCTTGAAACTCTCTACCGCCTATTTCCTAAAGTCGACATTCTCGAAAGCAATCACGGCTCGCGTGTATACAGAAAAGGTAGAGCAGCCGGCATTCCACAGAGCGTGTTTAAGAATTATAACCAAATCTTAAATGCTCCAAAGGGTTGGGTTTGGCATAACGAATTGATTTTAGAATTGCCGAACAAAAATAAGTGCATGTTTTTTCACGGGCGAGGATCTAACGCTCTCAACCAATCAAAGCTCATCGGTATGTCGACGGTGAATGGACATTATCACAGCTCCTTCAGCATCAATAAGTGGGCAACGCCGTTTCAAACGAATTTCGCCATGGTGGCCGGATGTCTCATTGATCCAAAGAGCAAAGCGTTTTCTTACAATAACAATTCAATGCTAAGGCCAATTCTTGGTGCAGGTCTTATTATCGATTCACAGCCAAGCTTGGTTTTGATGCAGCTTAAAAGTGATGGACGATGGACGGGAAAACTTTAAGACTAGTCAAGCTAACTTGGACAGATCCGACGTCATCTGATCCGTGGTCGACAATTGACGAGGTCGTAAAATACGAGCCACATAAGATTGTAACGATTGGCATACTGATCGGCGAGACCGAGAGTTGTTTTATTACGGCGAGCAATCTTGACCTCGAGTCTATGGATGTGTCGTGTTGTATGATTGTGCCTAAGGCTAACTTGGCAAAGCCGATGGAAGAAATTTATGAATGCAAAGCTTGATCCTAAAAAGGTTTTCTCAATCACAGATGAGGACGGCAACTCAATTGATTTCTGGTCGCTTCAAAACGACGATTGTCGGATGGTGCACATTGGTGTGAACTGCTCACAGAGCATGGCTCAAGACGATGTGCTCGAGGCTTTGCAGTTTTTTATTGATAAGGTGGTCGATGAGGGTGTTAACTTCCTTGAAACTGACAGGATGGTGAAGCATTAGTCTCGTAAAAGCCAAGCCCAAAGGCTCAAAGCGCGGTCGAGGTGCGCCTAGCGACTTCAATGAAAAGCTTAAAAACGTGATCGTGCATCTTGCTAAAGAAGGCAAGACAATGCGCGAGATGTCGTCAATCATTGGGGTTAGCTTTACCACGATCAGAAACTGGATCGGCACTGAGGGCGAGTTTAGAGATCTGGTTGATAGTGCAAGAGACGTTGCAGACGGCATTGTCGAGGCAACGCTTTTTCATAGGGCTATTGGATATTCAGCACCTGCGGTTAAGATATTTTATGACTCAAATAAGGGCGAGGTGGTGGAGCATCATTACACTGAGCACTACCCACCTGATGTGACGGCAATGATTTTCTGGCTTAAAAATCGTCAGCCAGAGATTTGGCGTGAAAAGCAAGAGATCACGCATAAGACCAAAGACATCAAGATTGAAATCGATGACGACGATAGAAACCTCTAAGTTTAAGAAAACAAAAAAGCAGGTCGAGGCAGTCAAAGCTTTAGCAGGTGATGCAAAGCACACGATGCTTTTTGGTGGAAGCAGAAGTGGCAAGACTTTTATCATTTGCTATGCGGTGGTGGTAAGAGCTGCAAAGCAGAAGTCGAGGCATTTGATTTGTCGGTCAAAGTTTAACCACGTCAAGACGTCTATCTGGGCTGACACTTTGCCTAAGGTTTTGCAGATGGCATTTCCTAATTTGCCGTATGAAGAAAACAAAACTGATTTCTTCCTCACGTTCCCGAACGGCAGTGAAATCCATATTGCAGGTCTTGATGAAAAAGAGCGAACAGAAAAGATTTTGGGTAAAGAGTATTCGACAATTTACTTTAACGAGGCAAGCCAAATACCGTTCACATCGGTAACGATTGCGCTAACACGGTTGGCTGAAAAGAATGGGCTTAAAAAGCGTGCTTACTACGATGAAAATCCGCCGACCAAAAGGCATTGGTCTTATCCGCTATTTATAAAAAAGCTTGATCCAGAGACATGGGAACCAAGGTCAGACGCTAAGGCTTATCAGAGCCTGCTCATGAACCCAGAGGACAATGCTGAGAATATTGACGAGGACTACATCACTGGCATTCTGGATCATTTGCCTGAGAAGGAAAAAATAAGGTTTAAGCACGGTGCATTTACAGACGATTCGAACGGGAATATTTATTATGGATTTAACCGTGAGCGAAACGTCAAAAAGGTTGAGCGTAACCCAAATATTCCGCTCACCATCGGCATGGATTTCAACGTGTCGCCATTCACGGCGACGATCACTCAGATCATAAACGACAAAATCTATGTGTTAGGCGAAGTGTGGCTTAACAATTCAAACACGACTGAGGTCGCTCAGCACATCAACAGTAAGTGGCCCGGCAGATGGACCGTCATTCCTGACAGCACGGGCAAAGCGCTAAAGACCTCAGCGGCTGGTCAGACTGATCATTTGATTTTGAGAGCGCACGGCTTCACTGTGCCGCATGTTCAAAATCCGTTCAGGATGGATCGCTATAACGAGGTCAACGCCATGCTCGAGCAGGGCAGGATTATTATTGATCCAAGCTGCGTTCACTTGATTAAGGATTTGGAGCAGGTGAGTTTTAAAGAGGGTACGAATTTACCTGAGACTAAAGACCAGACGTTGACGCACATAAGCGATGCACTAGGCTATTTGGTGCATTGGGCATTCCCACTGGTTAAGATTTCCAGTGGTGTTTCGATGGTGGACAGATAGCGAAATTGATTTAGAAACGGTCACGTACTTAGGCCAAGTGATGGAAGAAGTGGTGACGGTGAATTTGAGGTCAACTGGTCAAAGCCAGATGAGCTATGGTTTTTTGGTAATGGATCAGTACGGCAAAAGAGTATTTCCGTTTCAAAGTTTTGATGAGGCAATGAAGGCAAGGCAAGAGTTGGCAAATGCATTGATGGGGGTGGAGTGATGGCTAATCCGAATTTACTTAATTTTGAAGAGCGAAAGCAATTAATTGAAGAAATTGAAGGCGAAGAAAACGCGAGTCGTAAGCGTTATGAGCAGCGCAAATTTGATATTTACCGTAACCGGCATGAGCCTTACGTGCTCGAGCGGCTTTATGGTGAGTTATCGCCAAAGACAGTGGAGCGCATGCGCAAGGTTTTGAGCATCAATCCGTGTAAGAAAATCATTGATCAGATGGGCTCTATTTACGCCAAAGAGCCTGTTAGGCATTTTTCAAATGCACCAGAAGGTGTTGATGAGGGGTTAGAGGATCTTTACCACTATGCATGCGTCGATGAGCAAATGCGCTTGGCAAATCGTTATTACAAAC